CGGCTCTCAACACTGCTCTGTCTGCGTCCACCAACGCTCTGCTGAAGAAGATCCTCGGCGGAGAGAAGTGAGTGCGATTGAAGCTCTTGCTATTGTTGCAATCTGCATCCTGACTTCGGTCAGTCTTGCAGCTTTCGCAATGGCAGCTTCTTCTCGCAGATCAGTGAGTTAACTGGCTGGAAGTACCACCCCCGTAAAGGAGGGGTCTTGAAAAGCCTGGTAACTCTCCATCTGGCAGTCCTACATGATGTGGGACTACTTTGCGACACCAATGTGACTCGCGACAGCGAAACTGTGCTGTCTAGAGTGGAACACGAGGGTGAGTCGTTCTTGACGCTCACCCTGCCAACCTTCGTGAGGGCCCTTGAGAAAGGTCTTCATACTGGAGTTTGGCCGCGTCACGATGTGACTTCTTTTAGTCATCATCGAGGTCTCCCCGCTTTTATGCGAGGTTTCCTTACACGTGTGTTCTCTGACGATGGTGGTATCTTAGATGACCCAGACGTTAACGCGATCTGGGCTGTTCGACAGTTTGGAAACCTGTCACAGAAGATCGAACGTGATTGTACTCCCTTTAGGGAGTCCGCTGCGTTTGAATCTTTCATCGCTACTGACAAGGAACTCGGTGAATTCTTCTCTCATTCGTATCCGAAAGAGGAATACGTGGAAGCTTTCATGGCTTCTACTCTCACCTTGTTCGGGGATCTGTTCGATAGGATGGAGACTTTGGTCTCGTCTTACGAGCTTATCCCTCGTCACGGTCCCGGTGCTGTTGCTGATCGACTTGATCATTCGCAGCGTTGGGATTTCGACTATTGGACTGAGCGTCTCGCAGAGGTTTTTCCTCCGTGGAGATACTCTATCAATAATCCAAAGTCGTTTAGCCGTGACCTTGTACCCATGGAACAGGAAATGCCCGTTAGGGTCATTTCTGTGCCTAAAACGCAGAAAACTCCTAGAATCATCGCTATTGAGCCCTCAACAGTGCAATATGCACAGCAGGGACTGAAGAGAGAGATTTATCGATTCGTCGAAAAGTCACCTCTACACGATGTTATAGGTTTTACAGATCAGGAAAGGAATCAACGACTGGCCCTTAAGGGCTCAATCGATGGTTCTCTTGCCACACTCGATTTGAGTGAGGCTTCTGATCGCGTCCACGTCGAAGTAGTTTCCATGCTACTTTCTCGTTGGCCGCATCTGCGCGATTTTGTCATGGCGACAAGATCGAGGAATGCAAACGTAAGAGGGGATGTCTATCCTCTCAACAAATTTGCATCCATGGGTTCAGCCCTTACGTTTCCTATTGAGGCGATCATCTTTACGGTGCTTGCTTCTATGGGGACATATGGGTTGACAGCTAAACCATCCGCTCGGCTTCTCGCCGAGCGTGTCAGCGTCTACGGAGATGATATTATCATCCCCGTCGACAAGGTGGGCGACGTTATTCACTATCTTGAAGCTTTTGGTTTCAAGGTGAATAAGCACAAGTCTTTCTGGAACGGACGTTTCAGAGAGTCTTGCGGTAAGGAGTACTACAGTGGCAGTGATGTCTCTGTAGTTCGACTCCGTGCTGAGGTTCCAACCTCACGTCGCGATGCAGCCCTAATCAATCGCTTTACTGACTTCCGAAACCGGTGTTATCGTGCCGGTCTTTGGAGGACTGTAAAGGCAGCTGATGAGATGCTTTCGAGCATCCTATCTATCCCCTCACGCCATGTGAGTGGACAAATAGCTGCACCCTTTGGTGGTTTGGCTCTTGATACTGTTCTCCGAACCCCTTGGAGAGGCCGCTGGAATGCGGACCTCCACCTTTGGGAGGAAACATATCCTGTATCCAAGCCCCAGTCTCGTACCTATGAGGTACAAGGTGAGGGTGGGTTGTTGAAATGGTTCCTTGAGAATCATGACCGTGACGATCGATACCAGATCGATCGTTATGAGGGTCAAGAACGTGCCCATACGTTCCGAATCAAATGGGTT